TCCACACTGTGGGGCAAAGATGGACAGAGGTGAAAATTCGTGAAAACAGAAGAAATCTTACAACATCTCGGCGACCTGAAATCCGAAGCCGAGGGGCATTATACCGATGACGGCGATGATGAAATATTCCATCAGGACGCAGAAGCGCTGCAGGCTGCTATTGATGCCGTTAAGTCCAATGCAAAAATTGTTGATGCTATTGATCAGGAAATCGGAATCTGAAATCGGGAAATCCGCAAGGCATCTGATAGCATACTGCAAGCAGAGGAACGCAGGGTGAATTATGGCGACCAAAAGTTAGTGCTTGGAAGCTTGCTTGAAATCCTAAATCTGAAAAAGGAGTGATGCATATTGACTGTGCAGGATGTCAAGGCGGTGCTGAATGATGCACGAGAGGCAGGGAAGTGCTTAACCTGCATTATCTTTACTGCAAGTCTTGGGGACAGGTTGCTGCCAATGACAGGGAGCTGCTTGAAGCTCTCGGTGTTTCTCCCGATGATATGGACAACGATATGGTGCTTGTTATGTCTATGTTTCTCAGTGCTGCTCAGGGCGATACAAAGGCGTTTGACAGGGTGATACAGATACTCGGCAAGGATATTGCGCACGAGGAGCTTGCCCTTAAAAAGCGTGAGCTTAAGCTTAAGGAAGAATTTCCCGGGGATAACGGCTTTTACAGCGGCTATATGGACAGGTGGCAGGACATTTACGAGGGTCGCCCCAAATGGCGTGAGGTGAAGCGTGCGGGGCTGAACAGGGGCACTGTGCGGCAGATGAATATGCTGAACACGGCAAAGATACTGTGTGACGAGTTTTCTCACAAGTGCTTTGCGGAGCAGGTGGACATAACCTGCGGCTCGGAGGTTTATGACACATTCATTCGTGATTTTTTATGCCGTGAGGGCTTCTGGAAGAACATTCCACGGCTTCTCTCTTCGGCGTTTGCTCAGGGTGGCTGTGTTCTGAGGGAATACATAGAACGGGGCAGGGTGCGGCTGTCATTTGTTGAGGGGCGGCAGTTCTACCCATTGAAATGGGACAACAGGGACATTACCGAGGGCATTTTCGGCACGGTATCAGCCAAGGGCAAATATTATTACACGTTATTCGAGAAGCATTCCGTCAAGGGTGATGATATCCTTGTGGAGTGCTTTTTGTTTCGTTCTTCTGACCCCAATGCTCCGGGTGACAGAGTGCCGCTGTCGGTGCTTTATCCCGATATGGCAGACACGTTCACATATGCTATGGACACTCCCCTGTTTCAGTATTTCAAGACCGATTTTCCAAGCAACATTCCCACGGCGCTGCCTCTCGGCATAAGCTGCTTTGCAAACTGCGAGGACACGCTCAAAGCCCTTGATGTGGCGTTTGACAGCTTTGCCCGTGAGTTTGTTCTCGGAAAGAAGAGAATAATCGTGCCAAGCTCCTGCATTCGTACTGTGGTCAATCCCGAAACGGGTAAGACAGAGCGGTATTTTGACGCTGATGACGAGGTTTATCAGGCACTGAAATGCGATGAGGACAAGGACCTGAAAATCACCGACAACACTGTGGAGCTGAGAATTTCAGAGCACGTTGACGGCATAAATGCGCTGCTGAATATTCTGTGCTTTCAGGTGGGGCTTTCTCCCGGCTCGCTGTCATTCGACAAGGCGGGCGGAGTTAAGACCGCAACCGAGGTGGTTTCCGAGGAAAACAAGACAGCTGTTACGATACGCTGTCAGAAAAATCTGCTGGTAGAGTTTATCGAGGGTATGTGCAGGGCTGTGCTCAGGCTTGCGATGATCACGGGCGAAGTTCCGAACGGTGATCTTGAGGTCACTGTGGCGTTTAAGGACAGCGTTGTTATTGATGACAACACGCTTATCGCAAACAACATCAGTCTTGTAACGGCGGGGCTAAAGTCAAAGATTTCCGCCATTATGGAGGTTATGAAATGCGATGAAGAGGCGGCAAGGCGAGAGCTTGAAAGGATAAATGCCGAGAGCGCTGTTCTCGGCGTTTCGGACGGTGAGGGCTTTGTAACTTCGGGCGGTGATGCAGGTGACAAGGGAACAGTATGACGAGCTTTCGGCGCCTCTGGTGCGGGTGCTCCTGGATATGGAGGACGATATCCTGCGGGAAATTGCGGCGCAGCTTTCACGGGACGGAGATATTTCCGACACGTCAAAATGGCGGATAAGGCAGCTTGCAAGGGCAGGACGTTTCGACAAGCGGGCGGCGGCTATCATTGCGGGATATTCTGAGGTCGAGGGCGGTCAGGCTATGGACGCTGTTCTGACGGCGGCTGAGACTGAGATAGGATATCTTGACAATGCGGTGCAGGCGGCGAATGCTGCGGGACTGTCGGAATATTTCTCGGACATTCCTGCGGAAACCTCAGCCATGAATGCGGCCAAGGCTTTCCAACGGCAGGCGGCGAGTGACCTTAACCTTGTAAACACGGTCATGGGGTACAAGGCAAAATCGGCGTATGTAAATGCGGTCAATGCCATTTATCGTGACACTTCCGAGGGCAGGCAGGGCGCTCTTGACATTATGGGCAAGGGTGCGGCAAAAGCTGTATCGGGGCAGATGTCATTGCAGGAAGCAACAAGGAAAACCATACGGGAGCTTGCTCAAAAGGGCATTCCCGCTTTCGTTGACAAGCGTGGTCGTGAATGGTCTCCCGAGGCTTATGTTATGATGGATATGCGGTCAACTCTCGGAAACACTGCGAGGGCTGCGCAGAATGCACGTTGTGATGAATACGGGATAAATCTTATCGAGGTCTCCTCACACATGGGCGCACGTCCCTTGTGTGCGACCTATCAGGGCAGGATATTCAGCCGTGACGGTTCCAAGGGTGTGACTGTGGACGGAGCAGGCGGCAAGATATATTACACTCCCCTTTCGGAAACAAGCTACGGTCAGCCTGCGGGACTTTTCGGCATAAACTGCGGGCACGTTCAATATCCGTTTGTTCCGGGCATCAATTTTCAGCGGTATTTCCCGTACCCGAAAGAGGAAAATGACGAGAGATACAGGCAATTCCAGCAGCAGAGAGCCATGGAGCGGAGTATCAGAGCCGCCAAGCGGGAATGTATGATGCTGCAGGAGGCGGGAGACGATGAGGGCTTGCAGAAGGCTTCCTTGCGGCTCAGAAACCAAAAGGAGAAGTATTCCGTTTACTGCAAGGAGACGGGGCTTAAACAGCACAATGACCGCACTCAGGTTTATGGGTATGACAGGAGCAGGTCGAGCAAGACGGTTTGGGCGGAGAGGAAGGCGAAATCAGGGCTTGACAATGGCAGCGGAAGTGGTATAATGAATATGACCACAAACGCAAACGGTACCCCTGTAAAAATCGTTAAAAGGACTGACCTTACAGGCGAACCCAACAGCATTACCCAAAGAGAAAATACCAAGGGCGGGATCGACAGAAACTATTATGATGGAAACGGCAAGCAGACCAAGCAAGTTTCAAATCATGATCATGGCAATCCCAAAAACCACCCGTTTGGCAAAAACGGTGAACACGCTCACGATTATTCATATGATGAAAACGGAGATGTAACCCGTAGTGAAGCCCGAAATTTAACAGATGAGGAACGCATGGAAAATGGTGATATACTATGACAGCTAAAAAAATAAAAAGCAGAATAAGTGAAATAGCATCACATTTCACATTTGAATTCAACGGCAAATCCTGTGGCGTTGACCCGTTTTCAAAAAACAAATTCGATATGTGGTGCGGTGATAACACTTTAACCGTCAACAGCATTGACGATGTTATGGATCGCCCTTTTTTTGACGGAAAATGCTTATCGGAAATTTGCGGAGATATAAAGATAATCGACTTTTGATCACCTTACACAAGTAGGGTGATTTTTTATTGGAGGAGTGAGAATGTGGAATATATTTCCGAAAGAATAACCAATATTTCAGAGCTTGAAAAAACACTTGAACTTCTGAATATAAAATCACAGCTCTTAAAACAAAGCACCTGTATTTCCGACATACAGGCGCTTGCTTCCGATATATCTTCTCTTTCTGAAAAAGCTGCTGGGTTTGAGTTCAGGATCGAGAAGAGAAAGGTTATTTTATCCGAGTGATTTTTTGAGTATTGATTTCTTCGGGAAAATCTTTCAGCAACGGACATTGCAGATATTCAAGGCATCTGAGCAGTTTATACTCTGTCTCCTGCTTATGCAAGGGAAGCTTGCTGTTCTCAACAATCGGGCAGGAAGCAGATTTGAATTTTCCCACACTTGAATCCATATCATCGGATAAATAATATTTTCCAAGCAAACAAATATCAATTTCCCATTTAGGACAATGTACCGGCTTTGGGATTTCGATATAGCGAACCATTAAACACACCTCCTTCCTTATGCTGATTATATCACGATTGGAATGAGAGGTCAATTAACCGCCCGTAACAAGGCGGTTTTTCTTATGCCCACACAAGCGTGTATGTTCACGACATTTTGTCGGTAACATATGCGCTGTTTTTATATCAAAATGAAAGGAAAGGATATGATGTTATGAATGAAACAACAGCAAGACCTATGGATCTGACAGACACAGCCGAGCTTATGGCAAGCTCCGATTACAAGGACAGGTTCAAAGCCGAGTATGGGCAGGTTGCGATACGCTGCGAAAAGCTCAAAGCAATGCTTGAAAAATGGGATAAGGGCGAACTGAACTTCACGCCTACGTGTCCCAGATCACTGTATGAGTTTCAGGTGAGGGCAATGGAAGATTATATTGCTGTATTGCAGGCAAGAGCAGTAATTGAGGGCGTTGCACTGTAATTTCTCAGCTGACCTCAACAAAATGGCTATAAATCACGTTTTGTTGGCTCCACCAAAACATAACCCCTCGAAATCGAGGGGGTTAAACAGTAAATCAGCAGCTTTACGGCTGCTTTTTTTATGCCCTAAACGTGCTTACGGCGTTAAACTGAGGACGGAAAAAACAAGCCGACAGGCTATAAACGGAGGTAATCATAATGGCAGAAACAAACACAACCGTAACCGAAACCAACAAGGCTGAAAATGGCTCCACGGGAGCCTACGGAGGTGATCCCACACAGGCTGTAAAGGGCGGAGCAAATCTCCCTGAAAAGGCTGTATCTACGTCTGAGCCTGAGCAGACGGCAAAAACATTTACCCAGGCAGAGGCTCTGCGAAAAAAACTCTGTAAAAACAATCAACTGCAGAAAAATGACTTTGTGGTAAGAGCGGCTGATCGGTCGCTCTTTTTCCTTTTTCAGTATAAATTGAATACTGCCGTTTGTCAAGCTCCCGATGCAAAATATCCTGATTTCACTGCGCTTCGCTCCGTTGCATCAGGATATTTTGCGGCGGCATCAGTTCAGCCTGTCCGGATACATTATCTCAAGCTCACAGAGCACTTTGCCCCAGTCCCGAAGCGGCATCGTCCATTTTTTGGATATCTCCGTTGTTGCCAGATACAAAGCCTTTAAAAGTGCTGTATCGCTCGGAAATACGCTCCTCTGCTTGTTCAGACGGCGATAGCCGCTGTTAAGGCTTTCAATGGCATTGGTAGTGTATATGACCTTTCTGACCTGTGCCGAAAACTTGAATATCGGTGAGATAACATCCCAGTTTGTATGCCAGCTTTTCATTGCATTCGGATAATCCTTCTCCCACTTTTCAGTGACCCGCTCAAGCTGCTCCAATGCTGCTTTTTCGGACGGTGCCTGATATATGGCCTTAAGGTCATTTGCAAATTCCTTCTTGTTTTTTTCTCCAACATATTTCAGTGTATTTCTCACCTGATGAACAATACAGCGCTGTAATTATATGCAGCTGCTACTGCTTCTTTCATTTCGGAAAGCCCGTCGGCACATATCACAAGAATATCCTTTACTCCACGATTTTTCAGTTCATTCAGCACTCCCAGCCAATATTTTGCGCTCTCATTTTCACCGATATGTATCGATAATACTTCCTTATGACCTGTAAGATTTACTGCCGGGATAACATAAGCCGCAAGCTTTTTTATCTGACCATTGTCACGGACAGAAAAATGAACTGCATCAATGAATACGATAGGATATACTTCATCAAGAGGGCGATTCTGCCATTCTTCTATCTGTGGGAGCAGCCTGTCGGTAATATCCGACACCATTCCGTCACTTACTTCAAAGCCGTAAATATCCTCAATATCCTTCGCTGTCTTGATATCATACTCCTGCAGCAGTCCTGCTATGATGTTCCTTTTGCCCTCGCTCATTGGCTCTCGTTTTCTTCTTCCCATATATTTTCGTCCTCCTGTGTTATTTCTATTTTACCACAGTTCTTCGTTTTTTTACAGACTTTTTTTCATAGGGTCAGAGTAGCTATCTTATAAGTAATATATGTGTAGTAAAATGTGGGTAAAACAACGTAAATGCGTGGTTTGAAGCTATACCTTGGGTACAGAAGTTACACACATTTATACACAATTTTTCTTGCCTAAAATGCGGATAATCGTCATAATAAGGAGTTACTATGGGTAGGATGATAAAAAGCGAAAAAACCACACAAACGGCTTGTTTGCGTGGCTTTTCGCGATATTTGGCAGGGGCAGAAGGATTCGAACCCTCGGCACGTGGTTTTGGAGGTGGGGTGTTCTATTTGCTTTTGTGCCTATATTATGTGAGTTTTAAGGTAATCTGGACTCTCATGACGACAATTTGACGACAAAATTACAATTACTCTTGTTCCAGTATTATCTCATACCATTGATTAAAGAAAACCATCAATTTAGCTTGACGTGAGGATATTTTTCAAACAAAACTGATTTTGTTTCAGCGAATGTTACCCAATGTCTGCTATTTTAAAGTAAATGGTTTAATATGATAAAACTATTTTTGAAATCATCTTATCAAATT